CGGTTCCACTGTTGTTAATATCAATCCTATTGCCCAGACAAGTGCGACCAATCTTTCTGGAGGTTCTACAGTTTTGGGCAATCTTGCAGCTATGGGCACGTCACTCGCGAGTGGTCATGGATTTACGCAAAGCTTTGTAGAGCATGGCGTTATTATTGGTTTAGTGTCGGTTCGTGCTGATTTAACTTATCAGCAGGGCCTTCCACGTATGTGGTCAAGGTCTACACGTTATGATTTTTATTTCCCTGCATTTGCAACGCTTGGTGAACAAGCTATTCTTAATAAAGAGATTTATGCTAAGGGTAATTCAGCAGATAATGACGTTTTTGGTTATCAAGAACGTTGGGCTGAATACCGTTATAAGCCGTCTATGATTACAGGCTTGTTTAGATCAACTACTACTGGTACGTTAGATGCTTGGCATTTGGCTCAGAAGTTTACTTCATTGCCAACTTTGAATAATACGTTTATTCAAGATACACCACCAGTTGATCGTATTGTTGCTGTCGGTGCAGCTGCAAACGGACAGCAGTTTTTATTCGATAGTTTCTTTGATGTTACTATGGCTCGTCCAATGCCGATGTATTCAGTACCTGGTTTGATCGATCATTTCTAATATGTTTGGATCTATCCTTAGTTCAATAGGGGATTTTGCAAAAGATGCAATCCCCACAATTGGGAATATGTTTCTTAGTTCCCAAGGAGCTCCACCTTTGATTCCCGATTGGGACAAAGATCAAGGTGGTTTTGGAAGTCCAATTCAAGATTTGGTAGCTAATGCCTCTGGTAAATCTGACCCATTCAGTTGGGGCAGTATGGTTCCATCTGCTATAGGCGCTGTTGGTTCATATATGGGTGCTAGTGAGGCTAATAAAGCCTCGGCTGCACAAGCTAAATCACAGATGGATTTTCAAGAGCGTATGAGCAATACTGCTCATCAGCGTGAAGTTAAGGATTTAATTGCTGCAGGCTTAAATCCAATGCTTAGTGCTAAGTTGGGAGGTGCGAGCAGTCCAGCAGGTGCTATGGCTCCGGTACAGAATGTATTAGGGCAAGCTACTGCTAGTGCCTCGCAGAATTACCAACTAGAGACACAAGCTAAGTTAATTAGAGCTCAAGAGAAAGCTACACTTGAGCAAGCGGACTATATTAGGACGCAGAATTTAGTTGAATTGGCAAAGATGCCAGGTCATGAGTTGTATAGAGATCAAATTAAAGCGTTAATTGAATCTCAATTAGGTAGTGCACAATCAAGTGCAGCAAGTGCAAGATATAATCAAGCATTAGGCGGTTTAGCGGAGAAAGGTATTTCTCCAAGTCAAGATCCTGCTTGGTACAGAGATTTAAAGCGCATTATGGAAAGGTTATTTGAGCAAGCACGTAGTAGTGCTCCTAAGGATAACCCTTATATGCGCAATATAGAAGATTTTGGTAAGAAGTTAAAACATTAACCGCACCAATTTTATTGGGGCGGAACTAGGTCTATGAATATGAAAGATAAAAAATTGCCATTTTTACGTACACCGTATAATTATGATGTTGATAAAGTATCTGATGAGACTGGGCTTTCATGCCCCGAGTTAACATTGGCTCAGCAGAATTTTAAGGACGAATGTGATATTAACTATATTGTTCGTCAGTTTGGTTTAACCGGTGAATTACCCGGTAAACCTTTGAATCCCCAATATGGGGATTTTACAGGGGTTTTGGACTATCATTCGGCAGTTAATGCCGTATTGGCAGCCCAGGATGATTTTATGGAGCTGCCAGCCCAGATGCGGAGTCGGTTTAATAACGACCCCGCAGAATTAATCGATTTTCTTGGTAATGAGGAAAATCGTGAAGAGGCTATTAAATTAGGTTTAATTGCCGCCAAGCCCATTTCTGAGCCTTCAGAAACACCGTCCGTCGAGCCGAAGGCCGACGGAGCACAGTGACTTACTTGATGTAACTGTGCTAGGTGACACCAAATACCACAAGGAGAAGTTATGCTACGTCGAAACTATGTTAATAAAAGGAAGTCAGCAAGTATGTTTAAGCGGAACGTGCGTCGCACGAAAGCCCCTAATATGCGTATGAATCCTATGCGTGGCGGTTGGAGACTGTAATTGCCATGCTATCACCCGATAGCGGCATATCAGACAGTAGACGGTCAGGTAGTTTTTAGCGAAAGGCGGTATTTCGACATCAGTCGAACATTATCATTGCCTTGCGGTCAGTGTGTTGGGTGTCGTTTAGAGCGTAGCCGTCAATGGGCTATGCGATGTTTGCATGAGGCGAAGTCTCATGAAAAGAATTGTTTTATTACGTTAACGTATAACGATGAGAATTTACCTAGAAATAGGTCGTTAGATTATCGTGATTTTCAACTTTTTATGAAAAAGTTTAGGAAGAAATTCGGTGCTAACATTAGATTTTACATGTGCGGAGAGTATGGTGAGTTGTTTGATAGACCTCACTTCCATGCCTGCATTTTCGGATTTGATTTTTCAGATAGAAAGTACTTCAAAACCACAGGGTCTGGTAGTAAGCTTTATAGATCCGAAGAGCTCGAAAAATTATGGAAGTATGGCTATTCGTCTGTTGGAGACGTGAATTTTGAATCGGCTGCTTATGTAGCCAGATATATTATGAAAAAGATTACAGGTCAAGGTAAGCATGATATGCATTATAAGTTTACAGATCTTGAGACTGGTGAGATTTTAGAGAAAAAGCCTGAGTTTAATAAGATGTCATTAAAGCCAGGTATTGGTTATGAATGGTATAAAAGATTTCGTAGTGATGTTTATCCTCATGATTATGTTGTTATTAATGGAAAGAAAGTTAGACCTCCTAAATATTACGACTTGAAGTATTCGAAAGAATCCCCATTTGAATGGGAAGAAGTTCAGCAAAAGCGTATTGATGTTGGTAAAGCGAACTTTGAAGATAATACCGATGCCCGGTTATTGGTAAAAGAGCAAATAACTAAGGCTCGGTTGAAGTTATTAAAACGTGAGTTAATTTAAGGAGTTGTTATGGTTTCTGTTATTGTTAGTGTTAAAGATTCAGCAGCGGAAGCGTTTGGTCGTCCAATGTATTTACAGTCATTGGGAGTTGCTATTAGATCGTTTACGGATGAAGTAAATCGTGAAGATAAGGATAATCAGTTATTTAATCATCCAGATGATTTTGATTTGTATGAATTAGGTGTATTTGACGATTCAATAGGTAGATATGAACTTAGGGATAACCCTACTGTAATAGTTCGTGGTAAAGATGTAAAAATTAAGTAATTCTTAAGGAGATAGTATGTTTCGCAATCGTTCGGTAGATGTGCATCAGTTTGCAATGATTCCTAAAGCGGATATACCCCGCAGTAAGTTCAAAGCACAAAAGACCCATAAGACAACTTTTGATGCAGGCTATTTGATTCCTGTGTATGTTGACGAAGTACTACCGGGCGATACTTTTAATTTAAAGATGACGGCATTTGCCCGTCTTGCTACACCGTTATATCCAATTATGGATAACATGCATTTGGATAGTTTCTTTTTCTTTGTGCCCAATCGTTTGATTTGGAATAATTGGCAGAAGTTTATGGGAGAACAAGAAGATCCGGGTGATTCTATTTCTTATACTGTTCCACAGATTGTTAGCCCTGCTAACGGGTTCCCTACAGGCGGTTTATATGACTATATGGGTTTACCCACCGTTGGACAAGTAGGGACAGGCAATACAGTAAGTGTATGTGCGTTTTGGCCTCGTGCATATAATTTAATATATAACGAGTGGTTTAGAGATCAGAACATGCAGAACTCTGTTACCGTTCATAAGAATGACGGACCAGACACATATACTGATTATGCGTTGTTACGTCGCGGTAAGCGACATGATTATTTTACAAGTGCGTTGCCATGGCCTCAGAAAGGTTCATCAGTAACATTACCTTTAGGTACAACTGCTCCTGTTAAGGGTATTGTAGGTACTCCCTTTACGGTAAATGATGGTAATGCGAATTGGGGTATTCAAACTAATCCCGGTTCAGTAACTATTAATTTAACTGGTGCCAGTGCTGTTGGTAATCAATTGCGTTTTGGTACATTAGCCACTGGTGCTAATACTGGTTTATATGCAGATTTATCTGCTGCTACGTCAGCGACAATTAATCAATTGCGCCAGTCATTTCAGATTCAAAAATTATTAGAAAGGGATGCTCGTGGAGGCACACGTTATACTGAAATTATTCGCTCTCATTTTGGAGTTATTAGTCCAGACGCTCGTTTGCAGCGTCCTGAGTATCTTGGTGGCGGTTCCACTGTTGTTAATATCAATCCTATTGCCCAGACAAGTGCGACCAATCTTTCTGGAGGTTCTACAGTTTTGGGCAATCTTGCGGCTA